GTCGTCGGCCGTCAGCTTGCCCGATACGGTCACGTCGCCGTCGATCGCGACATTGCCGGTGATATTCACCTGGTCGGCGGTGATGTCGGCGGTAGATCCGCCGGGAAGCAGCGCGGTCAGTCGATGCGCCTCGGGATCATAGGCGATGCGCGCGCCATCGGCGAACGCGATCAGCTCTTCGGCGCTATTGCCCGCCGGCGCGAACGCATCGCTCGGGATCCCGCGCAGGACAAGCCCCCCGCCCAGCTCGCCATCCATGCAGATGAGCAGAACCTGCTCGCCCGCGCTCGGCGGCGACCAGATGCGCGTTGCGCCCATGCGCCCTTCGATCCAGCGCAGCGGCGGAGTTTCGACGTCGCCCGTTTCGACGATGCAGCGCGCGGCGGCGAGATCGACCGACTTGACGGTGCCGATCTGGATCAGGCCCGATGGGTCGAAATCATCCTCGTCGGTGCGCGCGCGCATCATTCGGCGGCGCCTTCCTCTTCGACCGGCGGAGCGACGATGACGCCAAGGTCGATCTTGGCGGCGACGCCGCGCGCGACCTCTGCCACGCGTTCGGCGGTCTTCTTGCGGTCGCACTTGCCCGCGTCGGTCAGCACCGCGCGCACGTCGCGGCGATGAACAATGGCGCCCGCGGTGAAGGTGACGGGGACGGTGCCGGTCTTCGCGTTGAAGCGGCCGATGGAGCTGGTGAGTTCGGTCATCGTGCGGATCCTTTATGCAGCGGGGGAAACGGGCCAGTCGGCGGGCGCGCCGTTCGCGACCGAAAGCGGCAGATCGCGAAGCGCCTGCCGGTATTCGGCCCATCGCGCGCGCAGGGCCGCGTTCATGTCGGCGTCGGGCAATTGCGTATAATCGCTGTCGCGCAAGAGCTGGTCGCGGCGCGCGCGCAGCAGAGCGAGTGCGACGTCCGGTTCGGGAGAAACCGGCGCGGCAATGGGCTTGCCATCCGGCCCGGCGACGATCGCCAAGCCGGGTTCCAGCGCATCGAGCGCGGCGGCGCGTTCGGCCTCGCTGACCTCGATCGCGTCGGCGGGGATGCTGCTGTGAACGCGGCGATCGTAAAAGCCGCAGGTGGAGGGGGAGAATAGGAGCATGGTCTTCACTTCCCGATGACGTGGTAAGGGAGCGTTCCGCTGATGTCGCCGGCCTGATAGACCGAGAAGCCGGAGATGGTGGAGCTGGCGAGAAGCGTGTTCTGCTGCGACGCGGTGCCGATCTGGTCGATCGTCGGAAAGACGGGCGTCGGCACGGAATCGAAGCTGATCGGATAGGTGACGTTGCTGTAGCTATCCATGCTGACGCTTACCCGGCCCCAGATGATCTTGAGGCCGTTCGAAAAGGCGATGTAGCCATTTTGCAGCACGCTCGCCGCCGCGATCTGAAGGAAGTCACTCGCCTGCAGGCCGTCGAGAAGATCGGCATTGAGGCCGCTGCCCGGACCATCGACGGTGAGCAGGCGCGACAGGATTTCAGCGGCCGAGAAGGTCGCGGCGGGCAGGAAGTAGCTTGCGT